GGTAACAAACCAATCGCGTAATTGAATGGGCAAGCTGTAAGCCTCGATAAAACTCCAGCCACCGTGATATTTTAAGATAAAAAATTGTTCATAAACATATTCAGTATAATCATCCGTTAGGCCAAAAAAAGTTGGCTGAAAAGGGGATATTTATTTCTGTGTCCGCGTCACAACTATCACATGAGTAATCATGGCTTAAGTCAACATTAGGCGAAGCTTTTTCGTAAATGGACTTAAGATAAGTTGAGTCGCGGGCAGGCATAAGATCAACGAACTTTTCAACCAACCCCCTATCCGTTTCTCCACTAATGGAGACAATAAATAATTTATACTGATCTGTTAAATTTGTTTCAGGAAGTTTATGCTTTTTTCGTTTCTCGGACTGCATAAATATTTTCTTTTCATCGCCACCAGTCAGCAAACGACACTCCACCGTAACTTTTGTAATTGGCAGTTCAATCTTAAAAGTTCCATTAGAGGAAATAGGAGCACTAGCTTCAAAATTTTCACACTCAACTTCTTCTAAGTTGAAAGAGTGATCAGACGTATTTCCACAAGAAGGACACGTTACTTTAGTTTTATACTCAGCCCCAAAGCCATTAATCCTTGCTGCAATAAGAATTGCGTTTTTATCTCCAGAATAAAGATCGTCTACTTTAATATTTTTATCTACAATAATATTTTGAAGCATCCGATCAACGGCTACTCCCTTTTTCAATAGGGATTTGGATGTTAAAATATCGGTATCCTTTGCAGTCATGTAACGAATCTCAATAGATTCCTGATTGTGCAAGGGATGGTCTTCTGGATAGAATCTTCCCTTTGTTGGTAAATCAACAAATTCTGTGGGTAAGACAAAATCTAAAATTGAATTTTTTTCTAAAATGGGTGGTGCTTCTGCACCGGTTTGATCTTTCGCCCCGAGTCGATCCTCGTTTCTTGGCATATATACCTCTGTATTTTATTTATAGATTGATTAGCCGGTCCCGCCGACTGCATTAGTTGGGACTCTTCCGTCGCCCTGGAAAACGTTGATAAAAGCATTATCATATTTGACTGTGACTTCTACGTTTTGCATATCTTCACTACCATAATCTAGATCACCGAATTTTACATCCTTAATCCACGCATTATTCAACACCCAATCCTCAACAATGGTTCCCTCTGAATCGAGTTGATGGATTGTAATTGTGCCCAATGCCCCAACGGATTTAGATTTCGAAATAGTTTCTTGTACCCCGGCATTGACAGGAATTGCGTATCCTGATGCTTGAATCATTTTCATAACCGCTTGCGAACCATTGGACACCGCATCAATTACGTCTACTATGGTAAAAGAAACATCGTTCCATGTTAGTCTGCCGGGATAATAAAAAGTATGATTTAAATATTTGTGTTCACTTTCAGAGAGTGAAAAAGATGGCTTATTTACTTTTGAAATCAAAAAGGAAGGTATTGAGGTGTCAAGACCTGCCACTGTTAAAGTAAATCTATAGCTTCTTTTCGGTTCTAGTGCTGGATTTTGCCAAAATGTCATTGTTCTTTTCTCCTATTCTAATTAGTCTCTAATATCAAATTAGTCTTCAAAAGATGCCCCCGTGCTAGTAATTACAAAATCAATGGCAATAAATTCAATTGCCCTAGCGGGCTTCAAAAAGATTTTTGCATACATAATGTTTCTATCGATTAAGTCCGGGGTTGTCGTTGTTTCATCCAACACCACTTTATAATCAGTTAGTCCAAGACCAGCCATAATTCCATTAAGGAAAGGGCAAACTTGTCCAAGGAACCGATCCCACGTTGTTTGAACGTTTTGGTCAAACAATAATCGAGCAGCAATCCTAGATACCTCTCTCTTAATGTGTATCATCAATCTACGAACATTTACTCTGTCCAAAGCAGATGCAGTCGTTTGTAAAGTCTTTTGACCAAACACCACAATACCTTCTGCTGGGAAAGAAGCAATCGGATTAATGTTTACTTCATAAAGTGCATCTCGATCTTTAGAAGTTAGTTTCTGTTTTACGTTGATAACCGGAATCCCGGCTGCGCCTTCCGTCAAGCCACCTCGCGTAAATCCTGCGGGTGCAAACCAAACTTCAGATTTTCTTTGCGAACTGGAAAAAGTACCAATTGCTGCTACTGAGGGCGGACTCCAAAAAGTCTGTCCATTTTCAGTATCCCGCATTTGTATCCACGGATAATAACAACAACCATAACTTGAGTTAAGTCCTCTCTCTTCCATGTCTGTAACTGCGTTGTCTACATTCCCGCCACGGGCGGCAGCGTCAGCCGAACTTTCAGCAGTCGGAGTATATCCAAATGGAATATCAATGACGCCTAATGAGTCTGCCCTATCTTCACAGATTTTGATAAGGTGGTCAGTAAGACCCTTGTTAATGAGTCCCGGTACTGACATCATATTGCATTCGACAACTTCTGGGTCCGTACATGTATCAATTGCAATTTTCATTGAATTGAATGTATAGCTTCCAACTTCAGTTGGTCCGAGTGCTGGATCTGATTGTCCATTAGCTCCCCATTGTGAGTTGCGGAAAGGATCGGCTTCTGTAATATCAAGCCCATCATTACCACCAATTAGAGGTACGCTAAACGCATCAAACCCGGCTGCTAACACAGCGTTCCAAGTTGGACTTGCGCCGGTTATTGCAAGAGAATTTCCGAAGCCTCGCGATCCTGAATAATAAAACACATCGGTGCTAGAAGTCATTCCCACAGCCAGGGTGAGTGGCGTCGTGCCTGCAAGTGATCCGGTATATCGTGTCAAATCTTCCATCGTAAATATGTATGAAAATTCTTGAGCGTCGATTGATGCAGGATCTCCAACGGAATCTAATCCTTTAGGACCAATTCCTAATACTAAGTCTTCATAAGATTTCTCAAAACGAGTGCTACTTTGCATTGTGGTATCAATTCCGAAGTAGGCATCTTTAGGACTTGCAAGATTTCCTTGCTTGGAGTTCTCCCGAAGTGGTATTTTCGGAAATTCAAAACTAGCTGTACCAATTCCAAACATTCCGACCTCACAAGCACCAGCGAGTGAATCGGCAACGTCCGGTAGGGTTGGGCTACCAGTTACGAACGTGTCAAGACCGGGTGTGCCACCGCCCAATACACAAATTCGACCATTTGATAACTCGGGCGCTACGCCAGCGCAAGCTGAACCACTACTCAGCGTAAAGCCTTTCCACCGAACTGGTCCTTCAAAACCAAAGGGCAAATAAGCTTCATTTGTTGCAGCGTTTTCAACATCGTCATTCATAACGACATAAAAATATTTTGATCTGTTGGGATAGTTGCCATACTCTCGATATCTGCGATCATCATAATCCCAATCAACAAACATGTCGCCAATTTTCTTCCCAAGATAATTTGAGGAAGCAGGATTTAGATTACACAAGTCGTATCGTTCTACTATTTGTTTTGAATTATCACTATCTTTTGTTAATCTCAATTCAACCGTAAATGATCCATAAGGAACCATCGGGTCGGATGAAGATTTGATATTTGCAATAGAAATTTTAAAATTCTTTTGTTCCCATGCGCCCGCATCTAGCGTTCTAAATTTGAACAATTTTTGAACGTTGAAAGAGGATGAGACACTATTCAAATCTTGTGAAAAGACCCACGGTGTTTCCGCTTTGGTTGATTGTCTACGCTGATCATTTTGTGGATGATTTGTGCCTGCAAGCGAACCAGTAACCAATGGAAGTAAAATTCCAATTGGAGGATTAGAGCCAGTTATCACCTCTGTATAGGATCTATCAAAACTTTCACCAAGCCAGTAGGTTTTAGTATCGCTATTGATGGTTGCGTTAGTTAGGCTTGGGTTTGTATTGAACACTTTGCGAATATAATTTTTAGAAGTTTCACTAAAGTTGAACGCAACGGTTTCTAGTACGGTGCCAGCCGCATTTTTAATAACCATTTGCCAACCATTTGAGCCAGCTTGAACAAGACCACAAGTTCCTGAAATTTCGTCTGATGCATTAGAAGGATTGACACCCTTGAGCAACAATGAACCTGTTTCCGCATAAAAAGTTGCAACCAAACTGCCGGTGCCTAATGACCCGGTGCTGCCAACCCCATCAGGGTCATCTACCGCGAACAATCCCCATGCACCACCTGTGCGTGCATTTGATGCAATAGCTCCTGCTTGCCAACCGGCTTCTCCACCGGCAACAAAATCAGGATGTTCTTTTCCCAGCAATCGAACAAAGGTAACTGGAGTGCTGTTTCTTAAAAATGCCTGTGCTGCATAAGCGCCATAAGTCGGTGAAAGTCCAGTTCCACCATTTCTCCACACGTCCACACCTAAACCACCGGGCTTGGGAGTTCCAAAAATTTCTACAAAATCTGAAAATGAATTTACTTGAACGGGGCGCAAACCTGGACCTCTCTCAGTACGACCGATGATAACTGGTCCAACTGGGCTGGGCAAATCAGGGAGTTGCGAATTATCAATTTCAGCCATTTGAACCCCTGGGCTCACGAATTTAAACTTACTAATTGGCATTTATTATTTTTCTCCTTAAGATAGATCTTATTATAAAGTCTCTATTAAATAGTATGCAACTCGTCCAAATGCAAAAGGAATTGTTAAGGGCGATATTTTCCTGGCTGTCCCGCAACCGGCTTATAATGTGGCTCATCGCCAAACACTGTTTTTTCTCTTGGGGTTCTAACTTCTACCGCGTTTTGTCTAATAACTTTAGAAGGTTGAGGATCGTTTTTGCCTTGACCAATAAGGTATCCTAATGTTTGAATTTGGATAGTTGTGGAAAAGGCACGACGATCTTCGCCCATGCTACTCACATTGTTATCTTGTGCAAAGTCTTGCTGCATAAAACACTCATAACGATGACCATCGCGATTTATATAAAACTGATTAACTCCAAAAGTTTTAGTCATAAATGGTTGAACAAGTTCATTCATTTGTTGTTGATATTCTGTTTGAATATTAATGCTATAAGTAATATCTATATACACAGGCATAGGCACTGAAATTTGCTCATAAACAATTTTCTTATTTTTCTTTTTGCTCGGAAAGTTTATTTGTCCTCCGGTGGGCTTAACAGTACCACCAGGACCATATCTTCTGGCAGAAGAAGCATTAAGAAAATTGGCTGTTTTTTCCGGTTGAATAACACGAGCAATTGTAATGGAACCACCTTTGTAATCATGCACAGGTGGTATATTCGCAAAATATGGACCTTTTTTATTCAGATCTTTATTAACGGATGTTCTCTCAATTGTGATCGCAGGATAAGTAACAATACCAGTTCTTGTGCGTATTTGATTAGCGCGTTGCCCTGAACGTTCGCCCGCGACCCAAATGCAAGGAACCTTATTCCATCCTTCATTGGTGGTACAAAAAAGGTTCATGGTTTCATCAAGCCAAAAAAACATTGCAAAGTCAACTGTTTCAAGAGAAGACGGCGTATAAGGCAATTGAGGTTCAAGGATATCGATAGTCATTATTCGGCGTTAAATACTCCTGATCTTGCTTGAATACATTTAGCTGAGATTTCCATTTTGTATGGGACTTGACCAAACAATTCGCGTGGTTGAGACAAGCTAACAATTTCGTAAAGAACGGTTCCATATAAAACAAAATCCCCTTCTTGAACATTTATGTCTTGATCTTCTGTTAACCTTCTCTTGTGAAAATGAATTGTGATAGACGCAGTTCGGTCTATACCAGTAGATAGGGTCTGAGTATTAGAACCCTCCCAATCAATTAATGCCATAACTCTTATTGGGGGCAAAAAGGTTTTTTGTATTGCCTCTTCATACAAAGGATGAAAATTTGTATGTTCCATGCTGATTGGATAATAAATAATTGTTTGACCAATAACTCGTTCAATGAGTTCATCATTAACCTGCTTAACTAAATTTCTTTCCGGTCTTCCCAGAAATAATGGTGGAGGTGGAGCATCAGGTCTTGACCATTTATTACTTTCGTCAGCCATAATTCTATCCTATATAAATTCCCGATGGAATAAGTGTTTCAATTCTAGTTGTATCTTCAGCCATATCCGCATCACTCTTAACCATTGCGCTATATGTAAGTTTTTCAAGTTGTACTTTTAATTCTTCTTTCAATGCGGTTTGTTCTTCTTTCGCTTGACCTAATAGTTCTGAAGCATTGAGAGTTACATCATTTCCAGGTATGGGAATGGTAGCGAATTTGCCACGAATTTGTCCTAACATTTCTTTCGAAACAGCCAACGCATATTTTCGTATCCACTGTTTACCCATGCTATTAATATTTTCGTATGGAATATTTGCAAAGGGCAACGTATTCATATTGTTTATTCCATCAATACCAATAGTACGATCCAATTCTTCTACCCAAGCATCGTTCGGAATACTAAAATTAAACCACATTCGAGTTGGCGATCCTCCGCACTCAGGATAAGGCGCGGGATAGATTTTAAGTCTGTTATCCCTAATTTCATATGAATAATGACTAGCGCGAGTATAAAGGTCTGTTTCAAATTGCATGGCTTGTAGTTTGTTTTGCCATGCAGGAACCACTTCAAAGGTTGAATCATCAGCATACATACCATAAGACATTAAATTTCCATAAACTCTACCGCCGCCGCCCAAAGCGCCAAAAAATCTCCACATAGCTGAAGGCGATTTATAATATACGCGGTGAATACTTATTTTTTTATTTTGCACAAGGTTGTTCCAAATATTCCCTGATTGCGAACTTGAAACTACGTTTTGTAAATCGTAATCTTGCAAGCCTCCGGTCAAAGCAAACGACGCCGAATACATGATGACATTATCTCCAATCCCCGATTCTGCGGCAAGACCTGTTGCAATCCTGCCCGCATATTCAAAAGTGAATTTAGGATACTTTAGAGAAAGCTGAGAACCAGACAGACTTGAAGATAGGGGTCCAGCCCTTAATTCGCCGTCATGGTCGAATGTACCCGTTGTGCCCCCCAAATAATTAGATAAAACATTCTCCGCTTGGTGTGAGTTTAAGATATAAGAATATTCTAACACTGCTGATTCATAAGAAGAATAAACATTTCCTTCGACCAGTTCAATATCCAAAACATCGCCACCAAGCATTTTATAAGTAAAAGCAACCTGATCTACCGCACCAGAAATAAAATTGGTACTGTTTAAATACATTCCATAAGGGACTGCGGCTGATGTTACATTCGCTGCGGTGCCAGTAACAGGCAAGATAACCTTGCTCATTTGGCTTACGGGCGTCAAAACTGGAAGCGACATAAAGTATAAATCTCCTGTATCTAAATAGTGATTTCTTTTTAGAAATCAAAAAGAAAACCCCCGCCTCTCAAAAGAAAGACGAGGGCTTCTCAAGTTATCTGTTTAATGTCTAACTAATCAAATATTAGCCAAACAGATTTTCAACAACAACCAAACCATACATATCCGGTCGGACCATAGCCTTTCCGTATCGAGTCATTACACCCTTGCGAGGCGTAAAGTTCTCGGGATCGAAAATGGTCGGTGTGGTCTGTAGAGGCACATAAGGTGCATATACATAGCCACTCTCAAGGAATCCGTTTCCTTTGCGACCAACGAGCAAGAGATTTCGTGGGAAGTATGGGTCAACATACACATCCCATTTCTTGCTAATTGTACCAGTTTTCACGGCACCAGCGGTTCCACGATTGTCATCGGCGGTTGTGTCCGCACGGAAGCCATTGGTAAATTCGAGAAGGTTCGCAACTTCGGGGCTAGTAACAATAAAGTTAGCTCCACCACGCAAAGTCTTGCGATGAATCTGAGCCGAAACGTCATTGACAATTTCGAGCAAAGTTTCATACCATTCAGAAACAGTACCAGTGAAAGCAGGGGGTGGACCACCCAACGCAGCACCAGTAATCCTATCAACAAAGTTTCCTGGTTGTCTGGACCAATGGAAAGTCGAAGCAGTCGCGCCCTTAATAAGATCTTCAAGAATTTCTTGATCAATCTCAAGTGCAATAGCTTCAGATAGAATTGAAGTAAGTTCAACCTCTGCATCCAAATTATGATATGCATTGATGTCTTGCTGCAATTCTGGTGTCCATTTAGCGCGAAGCTTTTTAGTCATCGCAGTAATTGAAATGCTGTCAACCTTGATATCGATTTCTGCAATCGCAGAACCCGTATTACCAGGAGCACAGTCATCACCACCACCGTTACCCGGAAGACCAAGAGCTTCAAGATCCCATACAGGTTGTCCAACGACCGAACCGATAGCGGTAGGACCGTTCGCCCAGTTATCAGCGATAACGAAACTTGCAGAACAAACATCGCCACCGCAAGCACGCGCCTGCGCGACGTTTGATCCAGAAATAACCACCAAGAGATTCACCGCAGCAGCACCCTTGGGATCGGCATAATCCGGTCGCGACAAACGACGAATCTGCAATTCGCCAGTCTTATTGATACCATCAATGCGGTTTGTATTCCCAAGCCCAGCAATACACTCAGCAACAGATCCACTAAGCAAACAAACAGTTACATCGTCCTGGGCATCAAATTGTGTAAGTGATGCGATAGGAATCAACCCAACCGATAATGGCGCACTTGTTGCAACACCAGCAGCACCGAGATCAGGATCGAATCGAATAAGTCGATCACCATCAGCCGAACGATCTCCACCATCGCCAGCAATCCAAACGCCAAGGTCATTGCGGCGCGCAACTTCTGTATAAACGACGGCACTTGAACCAGTCGTAGCACCATAACCATTATTTAGATTATAGAAACTATCTTCAGCCGCTTCAGTTTGGTTTTGCCCTGCTTCACCAAGATCAACGCCAAACCTGATTTGGTTGCCAACAACTCCACCACCATAGATAGAATCGCAAGACTCATAACCAAGTTTATCATTAGACAAGGTAAAGTCTAGGAAGAAAATAAGACCTGACGGCAAGCTCATTGGCTGTACCGAAACAAGTTCATTTGCTACCAATCCGCCGAACACTCGACGAACGATGGGAAATGCGACGGCTGCAAAGCCTTCAACATCACCACTAGCCATTGTGGAAGCTTCACGAAGAAGTTCCTTGGCTTGATTTTCGAGAAGGCAAGCCATACTATTTCTATTGTGTTCACCTTCAATTCCTTCTAAAAGTCCGGTGTTTTCCCATTTATCGAGAAGCGCATTGGCTTCCCGCGAAAGGTCACGATTAATGATCCCTTCGGTTAATTTTTCAACAATACTCATTATTTTTTTCTCCTTAAATTATTCCTGCTAGTTTCCTAAGTCTTTCAACTTGGTTTTGGCTAGCAGGTTGTTTTTCAGTATTTGATTTCAATATAAGCGGATTGTTTTTGCTCACTGCTTCATTCAATGTCTTCGGCACCTTGGTGCTATTGGACGAAAGATTTTCACACAGCGTATCATAAACAATCTTTGCTTCTTCTACTGAACCAACTTTAGAAAGAGCTTCGACAAGTTTTTCTTTTTGTCGCTCATTCAAGGAGTCGCTTTTCAATATGCGATTCGTGTAGATTAATTTTGCGTTAGAAAAATTTACTTCTTCTAACTTCTTTGTAGCTTTAATGGCAATACTCTTAAGATTTTTATAATCTTTTTTCTGCTTATTCAATTGTAGCGTCTGAGATTTAACTTGCTCTTCCAGCTTTTTAATTGCTTGACGCAATTCTTTTTGTTTTTCGGCAAAAGCAGTATCTTGCTCATGTGCCAAAGCAACATCAAGTCCTCGTTCACTTTCACCTTTAGTTGGGTGAGTGTGAAATAACATTCCAGATGGAACATTTTCAATGTCAACGGTTAATGTTTCAAGAATATCATTAATTTGTTCATCGGTAAGATCTAATTCTTGTGATTCGCGGAAGTGTGTTCCTGCTTCGCCTCGCCGCTCACGATTTTGATCGTAATCCATATCATAACCTAATGCCTTTTCATGTTTTCGCACGTCATCGGTTTGATACCTCTTTTTTAAATCACTTAGTTCTTTTTTATCTTTGCCCTCATCATCGCCATAACGATAAGTTTCTTCGG